TGCGTGAGCTGGTGGGATGGCTGAAGAACCCGGCCGACACGGGCACCGGGATCGAGGCCGATCTCTTCATCCTGAAGAGCGCCAAATGGCTACGGGATGGATTGGTGGACAGCCACGAACGGGGCATGCCGAGTCTGTTCGGCCTGTCCCATGACGTGGATGCCAAGGCGGTCACCAAGATGGTAGCCGGAAAGAAAGTGAAGGAGCCGGTGAAGATCACCGGGGTACAGGTGGATGTGGTCTATGACCCGACCAACAACGGACGTTTTTTGAGACTGGCCGCGGCAGTTGCGGCTGACCGAGAGGAGGATGAGATGAAGGAAAAGCTTTTGGCCGCGCTCCAGAAGGTGCGGCCTGACGAATTTGCCAAGATCGACCAGGAAAAAGTCACCACGGATGAACTGATCGCGCTTCTGGCCGCGGCGGCCGTGAATGATGCAGGCGGCCGTGGTGAGCAACTGACGGCCGCGGTCGTGGAGGGGCTCAAGAAAGTCATCGTCGCCGGTGATAGCGACGAACTCAAGCAGGTGAAGCTCCTGGCCGCCGGCCTCATGCTTGATCGGGAACTTAACGGTAGCAAGCTCCCCGAAGTGGCCCAGGCCAAGCTGCGCAAGCGGTTTACCGGCCAGGTATTCGAGGCGGAAATCCTGCAGGCGGCCATCAAGGAGGAAAAGGAGATGATCGACAGCCTGCTCGGTTCTGGCGGGGTAACCGGCGCCGGCGAGATCCGCGTGACCCGTGACAGCGCCGAAAAGCTGCAGGCGGCCTGCGACAAGCTGTTCGGGGTCAAAGTGGCTGATCAATTCTCCGACGTACCGTCTCTCCGAAGCCTGCGGGCCGCATACGTGGAGATCACGGGCGACACGGAGGTACGTGGCTACCTCGATCCGGGTCAGAACCAGCGCCTTCAGGCCGCCTACGGGAGCGCCACCTTTGCTTATGTGCTCGGGAACACCCTCTACCGGCGCATGGTGGCTGACTACCGCGAGATCGCCGACTACGGCGTTTCCCGCCTGGTGGGATCAAACATCAGGAACGCTAAGGATTTCCGGCCAATGGAATCCGTGAGGATCGGCTACTACGGAGATCTGCCAACCGTGAACACCCAGGTGGAGCCCTATCCGGACCTGGGCGAGTTGTCCGACGAAAAGGTTGATTATGCCCTCAGCCAGAAGGGAGGCGTGATCACAATCACCCGAGTCATGATCATCAACGACGACATGCGCGCCGTCACTAAGATCATCTCCCGCCTTCCCCGGGCGGCCCGCCGCACCCTGGCCAAGCGCTGCTGGAACAAGTTCATCGCCAACGGCACTTACAAAGGTGACAGCAAGGCGATTTTCCATGCCGACCACGGCAACCTGGGCTCCACGGCTTACGGCATTGCGTCTGCCCTGGAGGCCAAGACTGCGATGGCACAGCAGACCGAGCCCGGCTCGGGCGAGCGGCTGATGTTGCGCCCGGTGACCGTCGCCTTCCCGACCGAACTCTTCGGCATCGTGAAGATGGTCAACGAATTCCAGCCCACCTCGGACGACCCGGCCGACGGCAATCCCATGTTCGGCTTCTTCAAGCCCGAGGGCCTGGTGGAGTGTCCCTTCATGACCGATGCTTCGGACTGGATGATGTTCGCCGACCCGAACGAGGCCGAGATCCTGGAGCTGGCATTCCTGAACGGCCAGCAGGAACCGGAGATGTTCGTGGCCGACCAGCCCACCAACGGCCAGATGTTCTCCAATGACCGGGTGCAGTACAAGATCCGGCACGAATACGAGTGCGAGGCCCCGGACTATCGCGGGTCGTACAAGGCGGTCGTGGCATAGAGCAGAGCCGGCAGCCGGGAGATTGATCGGCGGCCGCCCTGAATGGCGGCCGCCATTACAGCAGATGGAAAAGGAGTATACCGATGAAAAGATGCATTGGATTTAAAACGTTTTTTAGTGTGCTGGTTGCCATCACACTCTTCGTCGCGGTAGGTGCGGATGCCTCTGCCTACAGCGTCAAACAGAAGCTCTTTGGTTTCGGTGCCGTGGCCGGCGAGGCTCTTGCAACCGGCGACGTGGTCTGCATCAAGGATGCCGACGGATTGGCCTATAAGGCAGATGCCGATGCGGTCGCCCTGCGTCCTGCGGTGGGAATTATCGGCCTGGGGGCTGCAGCGGCAGGGGATCCCGTGGAGATCATCACGCACGGTATTCTGCGCGGCTGGGCTTCGCTCTCCGAGGGACAGAACGCCTATCTTTCCACAACGGCCGGGGCGGTCACCCAAAGCGCTCCCGCCTATGCCCAAAAGATCGGCTTTGCCGTATCCGCCACCGAGTACCTGTTCAGTTTTCAGGAGTACCTGGATACCTCCGCTCTTTCCGTCCTGGGTGTCTTGACCGGGGCTACTCCCTTGATTTTTGAGGGAGCGACAGCCGACGCCTATGAGACGACAATCTCCGTGACCGATCCAACGGACGACCGGACGATCACGATCCCCAACAGGTCCGGGCAGGTTCAACTCGCCTCGGCGGCAAGCGTCCTCACGCCAGGCGAGGCGGTCACGCTCACCGTGGGGTTGTCGAATCTCTATACGCTGGCGATCAACGACAACGAGGATACGACGATTACCTTCTCGGGAGCCGGGACGGCAGGGGACGAGATCACCATCGTGATTGCCACGGGTGCCGGAACAACGGGAGATGAAGTCGTGACCTTTCATGCCACGCTCGTCTCTTCAACCGGCACACTGACCTGCGCGAATACCGCCAACCGGTTCTATGTGATCAGGTTCATTTCTGATGGCAGCCATTGGTACGAAGTCTCCAGGACGGCGATCCAGACGTAAGGGGAGGAAAAGTTGAGCCTGATCGACCTGGTCAAGAGCAAAGTGAAGGATGATTCCGGGCGGCTGACGGATAACGACGACTACTCGCCTGCCGTCGCCGCTGCCCTGGCCAAGTACTCCAAGGACAGGCCCGGCGAGTTGGTGGACGACGTGAACGGCGCCGGGACCCACGACGTTGACCTTCCCGACGGATGGGTGGAAGGGTTCAGCCGGGTAAGTTCTGTGGAATACCCGGTGGGCCTGGTTCCAGAGGCATATTTGCCGGAGCGTGACTGGCGGATCTACCGAGGCCCGGACGGTCCGGTCCTGCGGTTGCTGCGCGAGGTGCCCTCAATCGGGTCCCCTGTCAGAGTAACGATCACGGTCCCCAGGGTCGAGGCGGACATCGTCTCCGGAGATCTTGACGCCGTAGGCTGCCTCGCGGCTTCCTTCTGCTGCGAGACCCTGGCGAATCTGTTCGCCCAAACGAGCGATCCTACCATTGCCGCCGACGTGGTGAATTACAGGACCAAAAGCGGAGAGTTTGCGGCCCGGGGGAAACGGCTCAGGCAGCTCTATCTGGATCACCTTGGAATCGACGCGGACGGCGGGTTTCCTGCCGCGTCGGTGAAGGCCTCCGCTCCGGAGACTGACCGGGTGCGGCTTACCCATTGAGGGCAGTATGAGGATATCGAGCAAGCTCATCTGGAAGGGCACCCTCTTTACCGGCCGGCCGTCGGAAACGGTACGAAAGCAGCAAGTGGCGGCCATGCACGAGGCCACGCAATTTACCAGCGTCAAGGTCAAAGAGCGGACTCCCGAAGGGGTAATGGGCGAGGAGAATGCGGGCCTGGCTGATTCGATCCAGCCGGAGGTGCGCAAGCCAAGCACCGGCGTCATCGGTATCGTAGGGACACCGAGCCTTTATGGCCTCGTCGTTGAAAAGGGCCGTCGCCCGGGAAGAGGTCGGCCGCCGCAGGGTGTCCTGCTGCGCTGGATCGAGGTAAAGATGGGGGTCTCCGCTGAAACCGCCGAAAAGATCGAGCCGGCCGTGCGATGGAAGATAGCGAAAAAGGGCACCGAGGGCGCACACATGTTCGAGAAGACGCTGGATGAAGACTGGCCCGACATCGAGAGGATCTTTCAGCGTTACGGGGTAGCGATTGCTAAGGGGTTGAGCAGATGAGCGATGCGACGATGCGAGCGGCTATCAAAACGCGTTTGACTGCCATGGGGACGGCCATCGGCCGGGTGCACGATTACGAACGCTGGACGGCAAACACAAGGGATTTTCTTTCGCTCTTCCAGGATCCGGCCACGAAGAAGATCTTCGGCTGGGAGATCATGCGGACGGGGTTCCGGATGCAGAAGGCCACGATGGCCAAGTGGAAGCTGATCCATCGGTACATGATCCGCGGCTACTACGGCCTCGACGACAACGCGGCCACCGAGAAGGCAGTGAATGCCTTCGTGGACCGGATCGTGCTCGATTTTACACGCCAGAAGCTCGCCGGCACGCAGGGGGATCAATTGCCGGAGGGGAACATCGAGACGCGCCTATTCGGGTCCGTTCTATGCCACGTGGCAGAGATCAAGCTGCCGGAGGTGGCCGAGATCGTGGAACAGTTGCCGGAGGAGGGCGAGACGGATCTGGAAACCATCGGGATCCAGTATTACCTCAAACCGGGAGATGAGATGGCCGACGCGGCCGATGAAGTGCATCTCGCCGAAACATAGAGGAGGCCATATGAAAGTACAGGCTGCTCCGGGCACGCGATGCCCGATGGAGACGAACCCGCGGAACTACATCACGGACGCGGAGCCGGTAGACGTACCTGACAGCCCCTACTATAGGCGGCTGATCGCTGACGGATCGCTGGCAGAGCCGCCGGCACAGGAGGCGAAGAAGAAGGAGGTAAAAGCCGATGGCAAGTAAGAATATCAGTTTCGACAATATACCCAGCAGCATCCGCAAGCCGGGAAAGTATTTCGAATTCAACACAAAACTTGCGGTCAGAACGTTGCCGCAGAATCAGCAGAATGTCCTGATCATCGGCCAGAGGACATCGGCAGGCACTGTGCAGGCCAACATACTCACGCCGATCTTTTCGGATAAGGATGCGGAGGTCTACTTCGGCGTCGGGTCCATGCTGCACCTCATGGCACGCGCGGCGATCAAGGCGAATCCCTACATGCAACTGACGGCCATTGCGCTCGATGACGCGGGCGCCGGCGTTGCGGCCACGGGAACGGTTACGATCAGCGGTCCGGCGACGGCGGCCGGGACGTTCACTCTCTACGTGGCGAACCAGGCGATCACCATCGCATTCGCGAGTGCCGATTCCGCAAACACCATTGCGGCCGCCCTCAATACGGAGCTGGCTGCCCACCCCGATCTGCCGGTCACCGCGACTGTGGCCAGCGCCGTAGTGACACTGACCGCCAGGAACAAGGGCCTCTGCGGCAACGATATCGGCCTTGGTTATGCCGTGACGTACAATGCCGGCGTGGGCGCCACCATCGTCGCTATGGCCAGCGGCGCGACCAACCCGACGCTGACCTCCGCCCTGGCTGCGGCTTTTGCCTACCAGTACGACATCATCATCTTCCCGTACAACAGCCAGGCGGACCTAACGACACTGAAAACGCATCTCGATTCGGTATCCGGTCCGATGGAGCAACGGCCTGGTATCGGCGTGTATGGCATGAATGGCGCCCTGGGCACCTGCACGACGCTCTCTGCCCAGATCAATCACGGAAGGATGCTCTGCGCGTACCATCGCTATACGTCCAGCACCGTGAGAAAGTCGATGCCCTACGAGATCGCCGCCGCGATGGGGGCCGTCATGGCATGGGAGGAGGATCCCGCCCGGCCGCTCAACACGCTGGCCCTGGCCGGGATCGCTCCGGCTGCCATCAACGATCGCTTCTCCCGGACCGAGCAGGAGAACCTGCTCTATAACGGGGTCACGCCGCTGGAAGTCGGCCCAGGGGAAAACGTCCAGATTGTCCGGGCCATCAGCACCTACATCAAGGATGCAAACAATATCGCCGATGTTTCGCTTCTCGACATCACGACGATCCGGATCCTGGACTATGTCCGCCGGGCCTGCCGCGAGCGGGTGGCACTCCGGTTCCCCAGGGAGAAGCTATCCTCGAAGACTCCGCCGAGGGTGAAAAGCGAGCTCCTCGATGTGCTCCTGAAGCTACAGGATCTGGAGATCGTCGAGGAGGTGGAGGCCAACAAGGACGGCTTGATCGTGGAGCGGGATCTCCAGGACGTAAACCGCCTGAATGCCAAAATCCCGTGCGATGTGGTCAACGGCCTGCACGTCTTCGCCGGCAGGATCGACCTGCTGCTGTAAA